CGCAGGTAAGCGATGGGCACCTCGCGCACGCCGTCCCTCATCTCGCCGTCCTCGGGGTCTTGGAATGGAAAGCTGGTGGATTCGACGATGCGCGTCTGCGCAGCATTGACCAGCACGACGTGGCTGTGTCGCCAGCGCGTGAACCAGCAGATCAACAGACTGAGCCAGTCGTCTTTCTTGGTGGAGAAGCCGACGAGGATGTGGCTCATTTGATGGCCTCGCACTTGATCTGAGCGATATAGACATCGCGCACGGCAACGGTGCCGACCATGAGGCATGAGGCCACCGCAATGATGGTCAGGCAGGCGAGGATGAAGCGGCGCTCTTCGCTCATTTGATGAACCCCATGTATAGGGCGATGGAAGTTAGGAGAACTGTGACGCTGTGTTCGAGTGCCTTGTCGATCACCCTGCGGACGCGGTTCTGCGCCGTTTTAATCTTCGCTTCCTCGGCTTTCTTCTTCGCCATCGTCCAAGTGCATAACTCCTGAAAGTCGATGCCGCGCAACTGATCAATCCACTCATGATCGGTTTTATGGCGAAGCGTTAAACCATTAAGCACTTTCGCCTGCAAGGACTCTTCGTCCGTCAGCAGCTTCTCGACGCGCTCAAGCACACCAAGCATCAGCATCAACATCGAGCGGTCCTTGGCGTCATCCGTGGCACTGATGGCTTTCATGATCTCTCCACGGACATCAAAATCTTTCGCGCTCATTTACTGGCCTCGTGTAGGTCGTTGGTCAATCGTTTCACGGTGTCGATCCAGATGGCGTCTTCGATGCTCCAGTTGGCGACGCGCTCACATTGGTCGAGGGTGATGTCCAGAGTCCCGCCCGCTCCGCTGCCGGCTTGTAGTCCCGCAGTTCCTGGGGCAGTTGCGGATAGGCCGGGGGTTTGGCTGAGACAACCACCGGAGTCGCGCACCCGGACAACAGGACGAGCAGCGAGAGCAGCAGCCCAACGCTGACCGTAATCCGCCAGAATGCGCTCCCGCTCTGCTCGCTGATGCTTTGCGTCTTCTTCAGCCTGCTCTTGGGCCGATTCCACGGCGGCTCGAAACTTGGCATGCTCATTGACTTCTCCTTGGTACAGGTAAACGAACAGAAACGTGGTTGCAAAGAACACCGCCGCCGCGCCGCCGAGTAGCTTCGTGATCATCCCAGCACCCCCGGAGCCAGCGAGACGCCCAAGACCAGCAGCACAGCGAGGACGGCGAGGACTTCGACAAACACAGCGGGAGCATCGCCGCTACCAGGGCCAATCTCAATCATTCGATTCACGGCCTACTCCATACGGTTGATGCAGCTCCTTGAAGTCAGGGCAGTCTCCGGCAATCGGACGACCAGCAAAAATGACTTCATTCGGCTTGCGTGCCTTTATGAACATGGCGCAGTCGCGCCGCAGATAGCACTCCTGGTTGATGCAGCGAGCTTCGTGCGGGTTCATGTCAGCCCCCGCATGCACAGCGCCATTTCGACATTCCGGCGCTTGGTCAGTCCGGGTAGAGCCACGCACGTACCGAGCCGGCAGGCTTTGTCCCAGCGCGGCAACTGGGCGCAAGCGTTTCCGTAATCGCCGGCCTTGAGGAAACGCGCAGCGGTTGAGCGATCGGTGTCGCAGGCGATGCGCGGGCCGATGTTGTAGACCGCGTCACTGAAAGCAGCGAGGACATTGACGGGGAGCCCCGGAACGCACCGGTCGACTTGTTCGACGGCATCGAGCATCTCCTTGTCAAGTCGCGCCTTGCACTCGTCCAGGCTGGCCACCTGCCCCGGCTTGACGTTGTTTGTGTCACCGTAGCAGATCGTCAGGATTCCTACTGGATCGTAATAAGCCACCTGCCGCAGCCCCTCCGCCGGGATGGCAATCGCCGAGGCAATGGCCACGGCCGCCGAGATGCGCTTGGCCTTCTGGATCATTTCGAAAACCACCCGATGCCGCCACCGAGCGCGGTGCTGCCCAGCAACGCCAGCGCATCGGCAATCGTCAAGGATTCCCTGACAACTCCCAGCGCCAGCAGACCGAGATAGGCCACCAACACGATCAGATTGACCAGCATGCGCATGTTCCACTGCGCGCGTGCGCTCGGCTCGTCACTCATCGCCCATGTTCCTTTGCGCAACGATCCGGGCGATCAGTCCGCCCGTAATGGCCAGCATCGACAGCACCGCGAACGTGCCGCGCGGGATGGACTCCTGATACAGCGGCAGGATAGCTTCGCAGCCAGTCAGCAGTCCGGCGAGCAGCATCAGGCGGATACTCCACGCTTTGCGCAGGATGTCGCGGTAGTCGGAAGCGAGTTTCATTTCTTGACATCCTCCTGTTTGATTGTTCCAGTCACGGCTTGATCCCCCATCTGCAATGAAATCGTCTTGCTGCCGGCCGGATTCTTGGCGTCGACCTGGATGGCGCCGGCCTCGAAGTTGATCGTTACAGGGGCAGCAGCAGCCGGAGCATCAGCCTTGGCAGGATTCTCGGCTGACTGCTTGACCGCCTGGCCAACCTTTTCCACTTCTCCGCCGACCTTCTCGGCCGCCTTGACGGCCTGCTCGGCAACCTTGCCGGCTTCCTTGGCAGCCTTCTGCGCCTCTTCCGCGCCCTTGCCAACCTGTTCCGCCGTCTTCGCCGCGGATTCGGCTGCCCGCGCAGCTTCGGCAGCTTGCTTGCCGACATCGCCGATAGCCTTGCCCATGTCCTCGAGCTTGGCCATCAGGGTATCGATCTGCTTGGCGGCGGAGTTCTGGATCTCGGCCACGCGCTCCCGGCTGGCGGCATCGATGCGCGCCGTCTCGATCTTCACGTCGGCATCGCGGTTGATGGCCATGGTCTTGTTGGCCGCATCCATCTGTACCTTGCGCAACTGCTCGGCCATGGCTTCCAGCTTGCCGACCGCCTGCTCCTGGATCTGGCGCAGCGCGTTCTCGTAGGCAGGATCCATGCCTTTGCCGCCTTGCAACTCGGCCATGATCTTTGCTGCCTCGGCATTGAGCTTCTGCACCTTGGCACGCTGCTCTTCCAGCACCAGGGCCGCCTGCTCGCGCTGCATCTGCAACGCTTCGGCCTGGGCCTGCAGCTGCTGTTCGGCCTGCATGGCTTCTTCAGGCGTCATCGGCTTGTTCGGATCCCGCTCGCCAGTGATGCGGCGGAAGGCATCGGAGATTTCATCCTTGTTAGGCAAGTCAGAGAACTCCATGGCGATGATGAACAAGCGCAGGGCAACCTCGGGAGGCAGGCGTTGCGCCATGGCCGTAATGCCATCGAACATCACCTGGCGTAGCGTACCGGCATAGTCCTGTTCTGCCACCACGAAGTCAGCCATGGACGCCGTAATGTCGTTGATGAAGCGCACCGACCCGTCCGGCTGCATTTCAGGCTGGTTGACCTTGATCCACTCCAGCGCGCCACGCGTACCGGTCAGCCGCACGACCTTTTCCTCGGTGTAGAACTGCTCGACCAGGGACAGTTGTTTCTCTCCCTGTGTCTGGACGGCATAGCGCAAGTTGTCGAACGGCTCCGTGGTTGAAACCGATCCCTGCATCTGGCGGGCCTTGATCGCCTCGCCGGACACTGCATTGGTTTGCCTGCCCAGGTTCTCGTTATTGACGCCGACCGACTTCTGGATGCTCTGCGCATCGAGCGTCATCATCTGGATCTGGCCGGTCGCCGCATCCGTGTCGCGGCGGATCTCGAACTGCTTGCCCGGGTTCTTCTCCAGGTAGCCATCTGGACGGTCAGCCTCGTCACGCGCCACGTTCGGATCATCGACCGCGCCCTTGTCGGCAATGATCTGGTTCGTGTTGAGCATGAACAGCGCCTTCGAGGCGCGCTTGTTCAAGTCCTGCTGAATGTCGCGCACCCGGCGAATAGCCCCATACGGCAGGCGATCACGCCCGCGCCGGTAACACCAGATCGGCGTCAGGCTGTATCGATTGTGGCGGTAGATCGAGGGCGACAAGGCCAACATGTCCGCCTCGGTGAATACGGCAATGTGCGTGCGCATCACCGTCTTGTCGATGATCGTCGCCGGATTGGCGGCCAGGTGCTGTGCCAGTGCCACGTCGATGTCGTTGAAGTACGCACCTTTCATCGGCCCATCGGCAACGATCTTCACCTTGGACGGCATCTTGAACTGACCCTCGATCAGGCGGATACGCCGGCGCGAAGCCTCGCCATAGACGCCTGCACCGGAAGCGTACAGCGTGCCGCTTTGCGCGACGGGCTCGCCGAGATACCAGTCCTGATCGACATCGCCCTCGGTCGCCGAGCCGGCATCGATGACTGATTTGCGGATCTGCATGCGCCGCTGCGGAAACATCAGTTCGGCAATATCAGCATCCACCCAGCGCCAACGGAAGACATAGCGGCAGTCGGACAGGTCAAGCTCATAGCCGGACGAGTCCCACAGCACATTGCGCCAATCCTCGTAGCGCGAGTAGAGAATGTCCTGGGTCGGATCGTCCCTGGCGCCGTCATCAACCCAGCCGACCCCAACCTTGGCCGCATCGGCAAAGGCCCGGGAACGGGCAAACGGCACGCGGTTCAAGTCCGACACGAACTTGAGCACCTTGGTTTTCACGTCCGCGACCTCGACATCATCCTCGGCGCGCGGCAGTACCTTCCAGTCGACGCGCGTCCGACGCTCGGTACCGATCAGCCAATCGACCATCGGCGCGACTTCGTTGAACACCAGGGGAACCTGGCCGCGTTCGGAAAGCACCTGGGCATCTTCGCCGTCCCATTGCTCGCCGTCGTAGAACGATGCGTCCAAACTCATTTGCATCCGATTCTCTGCTTGCTTTGTTCTCTCGTGATAGAACCAATCAAGCAAACGCCTATGCATCTTCCTGGCTTCATCCCCATCAAGAGGATGAGCATTGACGGCGGCAAGGCTTCTTTCTGCTGCTCCGTCGATCATGTCGCTGTATTGATCCCCGGAAGCCCTCCGGCTAACACCAATCTCAAAAGGATCACTCACAGCAAATACCCCCTCATCTGCATGAACTCAACTGGATGCTTGGCACTTTTCGACAGGTTGCACGTTGGGCATAGCAGTTGCAGGTTTTCGTTCGTGTTATCACCACCAAGCGCCAGCGGCATGATGTGATCGACGTGATATTTATCGAGCGCCGAACGACAGACTGCGCACTTGCCCTGCTGCAAGCCCATCAACTCAATTACCCTGATCCTGGTTATCTTTCCGGGACGTTCCTTCATCACGGCGCGCCTGTTCGCAGTCGCCTCCTTAATTCGCTCAAGCGCCCTATCTTTATTGGCCGCATACCATGTCAACGCACGCTCACGGGCTTTTGCAACTTGCACGGCAGGTAATGGACGATGCGCGCGTCGATACGCCATCTCGCACTTAGTAGAGCAATACATTGACCGGCTACACTTCGTCACAAAGCCGATTCCGCAGTGCTTGCATGTTGCTGTTCGCTCATCAGGAGAACGACGAACTCGGCCGGACGGCAAGGGAAGGTTATTCTTTGGCTTGCTAGCCATAGCTGGCGCCCTCTTCACGTTCGACGCGGATTTCCTCGCCGGCCATCAGCTTGCCATCGGCGTACATGCGCATTTCGCCCAGGCTTGGCGTCAGCAGCTTGTCGTCCGGCGCCGAAGGCATCTCGATCAGGTCCGGCAGGCCGTCATTGATGACGCTGGCCAGCTTGAACCAGTTATTCGGGCTTGGCTCCATGCCGAGCACATCTGCCGCCACCATGCACTGCTTCTTGAGGTATTCCTTGTTGTCGTACTTCCAGGCGGCAGACTCGAGAACGATGTACCAGGATGCGTTCTTGCGATAGGCCGGTATCAGCACCATCGCCCGTTCGTCATTGACCCAAGTAAAGATCACGACGAGATCGCCAAACTGGCGGTGCAAATACGCTTTGTTCAGGTCAAGAGATAGTCTGCCCATTTGCCGGCTCCAGATGGAATGCCGGCATTTGGCCACGCATGGCCCGACACCCGACTACCTAGCCATCCCCGTTCCACGCCGAACCAGCGGCTTGTTCCGCTCGGTCGGCGTCTCATAGGCCACCGCCATGAGTCCGAAGGCATCGCTTCCGTGACTTGCCCAATCGTGTTCCGGTCCTAGGCCGATGTTCCGCTTCTCGTCACGCTTTTCGTGATACC